ACAGGGTGTCGCTGGGCTAAAACGTTGTGCATGAGAACTTTAACTTTGAATTTAAATAATTTTAAGAGACACTAGTGGCATATTATTATTATGGAATTGTTCTTCAAGATTTAAATGATGCAATTCAGGCACAGGATTATTACTTAAAAGCGTATAAATTGGGACTTGAATTGGAAAAATACACATTTTTAGGGCGTATATGTACCAATTTGGGCAGGTTGTACACCTATCAAAAATTGTATGGTCAGGCTTCGCATTTTCAGCAAAAGGCTGTCGGCTATTTTGAGAAAAAACAGGATACGGTTCGTCTATCATTAGCCCTCAGGGATATTGCTCGGATTCATGTGAGTGAGCATCGTTTGGATAGTGCCGTCACTAATTATACAAAAGCATTGGAGTACACTTCGGATGCACACAAGTTTTGTATGTATAATGAATTGGCAGGTACGTATGAACAAATGGGAGATTATGCAAAAGGGGTGTCTTATGCCTATAATGCTTATACCCGGGCTAGGACTACGGAGGATTCTTGCTTAGTCACTCTGGGGTTGGGGAGTCTTTATTTGAGAATGGGGGAAAAAGATTCGGCATATCATTATTTATCTTTTTGCCGTCAAAGTACAAATCCGTATACATTGAAAGATCTTTATCTAAATTTGGCGCAGTTGGAAAAGTCCCGGAAAAATTGGTCGGCTTATGCCTTTTATCAGGAACAATATAACGTTTTTCGTGATTCGATTGATAACCTGACCCAAATGGAAACTCTTGCTAGGTTACAACGTTTGTATGATTATCGGGAGATTGAAAAGAAAAAGGAATATTATCGGCAAGAGTCGGATCGTAAAACGGGCAACTTGTATAAACTTTCTCTGGGAGGAGCCGGATGTCTGCTGTTCGTCGTTTGTCTCGTTTTTTATCTGTGGAGAGAAAGGAAAAAGAGGGAGGAGCAGCTTAATCAATCTTTGCGTCGTAAGGAACAACAATACTTGAATAGCCAGCAATATTTGGAAGAGCGAAATGCTGTTGTGGCGCAATTGGAACAACAGTATGAAGCGGTTGTGGCGCAACTATCAGAACAATCCACCCAGTTTACAAGGTCTATTCAGGGGAAGATGAATTCTGCACATCCGTTCTTTTCCTCCGATTTATATCGGGGAGTATATACGGATTGGAAAAAACTGAATGAGACACAGTGGCCGGAGTAAGGGGGTAAAAACGAAACTGTAAACATAGAATATATACCTACATAGCGTAAGATATTGATAAATAACAGAATAAACACAGATAGAACAAATCGAAAGTAAAAACGAAATTGTTTACACTGGCTTATATCAGCTTTACAAATACGCCTGTTTGAACGCCCTGTTTGAACGGATAACTTTACACCGGCCACCAAAGTCGGTGTTTTTTTCTACATTGGCACAAATAATATACAGGAATAGACTCAATAGTTGAACGGTGTTGCGTTCGCGCCGGCATAAAGCCGCTTGTACAGTCATTTCAAGGCTATACAGCGGCTTTTGTTATATTCCTGGGTTCTTATTTGGCCGGCATAGATGGAAGCCCGAAAATGGCCTTCGCATAGAAAGATTATCAATAAAAGCGGGAGGTCTATTCCAGTGTCCGTTTAAATGGCATTCGGGATGTTAAAAAGCAGTGGTAGGACACTTGGTAGGACACTTTGGTAGGACACTTTTCTTATTTGGAAAAACGAAATATAGGGTTTGGTAGGACATTAGGAAGGACACTTTTGATGTAAAAAAAACGGTATTTTACTGGTGAAAGTTCCACAAAATACGCTATAAATAGCCTTTTTTACGTGTAAGTATGGTAAAAAAACAACTCTAAAAAGGGACAAAATACCCTAAAAAGGAGCATTTATCTACATGTTTTTTGTTTATAATCGGTTTGTTTTTAGCATTTTAGCAGTAAGAAAAGAACAAAGGTACCCTGAAAAATGCGTGTGTACCTTTATTCTTAGTAAAGGACGCTTATCGGTGGGGTGTAAAGGCGTAAGTCACTTGCTTGTTTAGTTTGTGGGGTTCGTTAATCCTTTAAGGGGGCACCGGCAGAGGTCGCACCTTGGTTGGTACGTGATAAAGTGCTTTCGGTAGAAACACCCCCTGCAATGTGATCGAAATCTGATCTTTCGGTTTCAGTTAAACGGAGTCGTTCTTCTAAACGTGCGTTTTCTTTTAGTAATTCTTCTATTCTTAAATCTTTCTTATCAATAGTATCAAATAACCGATTCATAACAGAATTATCATTCACCACTACTTCCTCTGAAGTTATACGAGACTCCAAATTAACAAATTTGTCACCTTCCCCCATAACTATGTATTCAATACTAATTTGCGGGTATGATAATTTCATACTCCTAATAGTATCAATAGACAATTTTTTTCTGCCTTGCTTTAGATCGCTAATACCTGCTTTGTTAGTATGTAGTATATCTGCAAGTTCCACATAATCGGTTAAAAGCCTTTGTTTTTTTAGAGCCTCAACCACTTCAAAAAATCTGATATTTTCCGACATTTTATATTTTTAGTATGAAATATTCCGATTTTAGCTTGACAGTATGAAAATATCATACTATATTTGCAAAGTCTTAACCCAGTTAAGCGGCTTCAAATATAAGGAAAAGTATCTGCACCGCAATGGGCTTTAAAGAAGTAACTTAAAAACATAGATGAATATGAGCAACGAAAAACAAATTTTTCTCCCTGTGGAAATCAAGAAGGAAATGATTAAGACATTCAAGACGACTAAAGAAACGTTGTGGGCTGCACTGAACTTTAAAACAGACAGCAACTTCGCCCGAATGCTTCGGGCAGCGGCTTACGAGCGTGGTGGTGTACTTTATCCCGATCCCAAAAGGGCGGCGAAATATTCCCCACTGTGTGAAACCGTTTTTGAAACGGCTGAAAATACAATGATACAAAGTTTCGGTGCCAGGGTTAAACTGGTTGCCAACCTTTCAAATGGTGACACATCAATTTTTGTAGATGGAGAACAAAAGGCAACGTTTGCTATACCTGGGCTGAATGAATTAACCGAAATCCAGGCTACCGCACAAAATTTGGCTGACGAATTATCCCAGGTACAGTAATAACGTAAATATTAGAGTGATGGAATACTATAATCAAATGATATGCGTAACGGTTGACGAACTGACCAAGAAATATAACGGGCAGCGAGTTATGACTCCCGCAAATTATAATAAGCTGGTGACACGCAACCGCTTAGATATAGCCCATCGCGGCGGAGGCCTGGGAGGGTATGTTCGTGTAGTATATTCCTCGCTTCCCGACCGCTTCCGCATCCGCTTTGAAGCTATACACGGAAATCCTAAAACAATTTTAGAACAGCAAGACATGGAAAAGAAAGTCCTTAAAATTGATAAAGCCGCCCGCGACTATTATATGAGTCACGTATTACCAAATGGCAAGACGCTGGTCGATACTAAAGTTAATGAATACACTATAAATGCATCAGTGTTGGGGTTTGTACTGACCGCCATGAATGAACGCTTAGCCAGGGTTAAGGCTTTGGGAGGTGGCATTCCGAAAGACATATGGCAAAAGGCACTGAATTTATCAGAGTCATATCGTAAGGATTACGGACATACCCTTCCGGACAAGCTCCGGGGCTTTCGTGACAAGCTGAACGCTTATAAGCGCGATGGATATGTAGCTTTAATTTCCGGTAAAGATGGAAACGAAAATACTCTGAAGATCACAGATGAAGCCGGCGATCAGCTTATCGCTTTAAAACGTAGTAGAGTGCCTGTATATACTAACGCGCAAATATATGTTAAGTATAACGAGATCGCGGAGAAAAAGGGCTGGAAGCCTCTCAAAAGCGTTAAATCCCTTGTCCTTTTCCTGGAACGGCCAGAAGTGAAGCGTCGCTGGTATGACGCCGTACATGGTGAACTTGCCGCACATCAGAAATATACCAGGAAACACAGGACGGAACTTCCTTCCGTACGTGATGCCCTTTGGTACGCTGACGGTACAAAGTTAAACTTGTACTACAAGGCCTATGACGAAAACGGCAAACTGAAAGTATGTACTACGCAGGTGTATGAAGTCATGGACGCTTTTAGCGAAATGCTACTGGGCTATTTCATAAGCGATAGTGAGAACTACGAGGCACAATATAATTCTTTCCGTATGGCTATACAAACGGCCGGCTGTCGCCCTTATGAAATAGTGACAGATAATCAAGGTGGACATAAAAAACTGGAAGCTACTCAGTTTTTTGAACAAATATGTAACGTTTTCCGCTTTACAGCGCCCTATTCAGGACAAAGTAAAACGATAGAAAGCACTTTCGGCCGCTTCCAGGCTCAAGTATTGCATCAGGATTGGCGCTTTACCGGTCAGAATATTACTACCAAACGGGAAACCAGCCGACCGAACTTGGAGTTTATCGAAGCAAACAAAGAAAACCTTTATACCCTGGAAGAACTGAAGATCGCCTACGCAAAGGCCAGGGAGACCTGGAATAACGCTAAACACCCAGCCACAGGCGTTTCCCGTTTTGATATGTACCAAAAATCGGTTAATCCTGAAACCGTCGAAGTGGATCAACTGGACATGATAGAAATGTTTTGGCTTACTACACAAAAACCGTCAACTTTCACCGCCTCCGGTATCACTATCGAGGTCAACAATAATAAATATGCTTATGAAGTCCTGGACGCTGATAAAATGCCTGACCTGGAATTTCGTAAGAAGCATACATTCCGCCAGTTCTATGTCATGTATGATCCACTGGATATGACACAGGTACGTCTTTATACGAAAGAAACTAACGGAATGCGGTATATAGCAACCGCAGAACCTTATGTAAAGGTACACCGCGCTATACAGGAACAGAAACCGGGGGAAATGGACTTCATCCGGAAAATGGACTACCGGAACAAACAAGAACGCGTCAGCCAACAGCTGGAAGCGGCAGAACTGGAAATGGCTCACGGCGTAGCGCCTGAACAATTCGGCCTGAACCGTCCCCGTATTAAAGGCCTAAACCTGGTTACTGCTGAAGCATTAATGGAAACAGCCGTAAAACAGTCCAAACCGGCTAAAAAGGCAGAAATTATAGATGTGGGCTTACTTGGAAAACAGGTAAGTAATCTCACCTTTAACGATGCCGCTTTACTTGATAAATATTAATAAATTAAATACTTACGATTATGGCTACATTATCAATTAACGAAAAGAACGAAATCCGGGATATGCTGAAAACGTATTGTAACCGGTACCCGTCACAGAATAAAGCCTCCGCCAGCCTTCACGGCGTTAGCGCCGGAACGATATCTTCCATACTGAACGGCAAGTATGATAATATTTCTGACGAAATGTTCCGTAATATCTATTCACAAGTTAGTACACCACACCAAGCGGCAGGCTTGCAGATTGTTGAAACAACGGCTTTACATGAAATAATTTCCGCCATGCAGGACGCCCAGGAGTGGCAGGACGTTACTTGGGTAGTTGGTGAGTCCGGTTGTGGCAAAACGACAGCCGCCAGCGTTTACCAGAGTAACCACGCGGAAGTATATACTCTCCTGTGCAGTGAAGACATGAAGAAAGGTGACTTTGTTCGTGAACTGGCCGCCGTGATCGGAGTCAATGCCAGCGGACAAAATATAAGGGAAACACTAAAGGCAATAATTGCCCGTATTATCCAAATGGATAGCCCCTTATTGATTTTTGACGAAGGCGACAAATTGAACGACCTGGTATTCCACTACTTCATTACAATATATAACCAGCTAAAAGATAAGGCCGGTATTATCTTTCTATCAACGTCCTACATTGAAAAGCGCATGAAATCCGGCCTGAAGAATAACAAAAAAGGATATCAGGAAATAAACAGCCGCATAGGTCGCAAATTTTATGGGGTATCAGCCAACACGGCCAAAGATGTTTATGCCGTGTGTGTGGCCAATGGTATAAAAGACGACAAAGCCCTTGAAAATATAATTAAGGATGCCGCCAGCTATGACAATGACATGCGCCGTGTGACTAAAAAAATAAAGATTGAAAGAAAACGTCGGGCAGCATAGTAACAGAATGCCGTTCAAAGGCTGTTTGAACGCCTTTTGAACGGATAATATATAAAGTAATGAAACAAGCGGAAACAACCCAGGAAACGAAAAAGAAGAAGCTAAAACGGGCGTTATCAGTGTCGGAAATACTGAAAATGAAAAAGAAGCTCCTAAATCTAACCGGCGCATGGGCGGACGCTTTCGGAAGTCCGGAGTTTTACGGTGTCTGGTTTATTTGGGGAAATTCCGGTAATGGTAAAAGTACATTCGTCATGCAGTTGTGTCGTGAACTCTGCAAATTTGGAAGCGTCCTTTTTGTAAGCATGGAAGAAGGTACCAGCCTCACGTTACAGAATACCCTCAGACGGGAAAGCATGATAGAGGCTAACAGGCGTCTGAAGATAATAAAAGGTGAACCAATAGACGATCTCAGTGAAAGGTTGTCACAGCGTAAGAGCGCGGACTTTGTCGTTATAGACAGTTTCCAGTATACGCAAATGACATATAAGGCTTACCTGTCGTTTAAGGAACAACACCCTAATAAACTACTGATTTTTATTAGCCATGCAGACGGTAAAAGCCCTTCAGGGCGAAGCGCAAAAAGTGTAATGTATGACGCCAGCTTAAAAATATGGGTAGAGGGTTATCGGGCATTCAGTAAGGGACGTTTCTTCGGAACAGTCGGACATTATACAATTTGGGAGGAAGGTTCCCGAAAATATCGTGGAGAATAGAGTTTTAACAATTAAATAATATAGAATTATGGAAGCATTATCAACACTACGAAAGGCATTTGGCCTAAAAAAGAATGAAGAACTGGGAAATAAATTCGATCCCATTGCATTAAAGCGGATCACGGATGCCATGAAAGACTATGCAGCCGTGAAAAATCGCGAACAAAGAACTATTTGTCAGGCTACATTTGACGAGGCTTACAGCGCAAATGACAGTAATCTATTAATAACTCAAATGCACGACTTGAACGAATTACAGGAATGTGAAAGCCCAGAACTTGATTAACATGAGCAAAAAAAGCGAGATATTGACTATTGAACCTGGCTCCTTCAATGGAAGCAGTCATGACGAACACTATATCAGTGCTGGCCATGTTTGTAGTTATTGCAACGGAAGGGGATATTTTATGCCGACACAGATCGGGTATAACAAATACATAGGAAACCCGTGCCCGGTATGTGCTGCAACTGGACGCCTGAAGGCTGAAGTTACGATCCACTGGGTACCGGACACAAAAAAGTAAGATCATGGGAAAAGTTAAAAATTTCACCCGCTTCTTTGCGCTTCTAAAGCGTATGCCGGGCAACCAGGACGGCTTAAAGGAACAGTTAGTTCTGACCTATACGGGAAACCGTACAAGCTCTTTAAAAGAGATAAAACAAAGCGAATACGACGCCATGTGTGCGTCATTGCAGGAAACCCTGGACGGGAATGTCAGCGCCACCGAATTTAAAGTCCGTATTAAAAGCCATCGGTCAAAAGTTCTGCACTGGCTCCAGGTGATCGGAATAGATACAACGGACTGGGATCGTGTAGACGCTTACTGCTTAGACTCACGCATAGCCGGAAAAGTATTTCGTAAACTAACGATCCCGGAGCTGGAAGCCCTGGTTCCGAAGTTGAAGGCTATCTCACGAAAGGCAAAACAAGCTCAGGCAAAGAAAGCTAAACCCCAAAAGTTATACATAACACCTGAAGTACTTGAACTCACTAAAATGTCAGTAGTACAACTGAATTGATATGAAAGCGAAGTGCGTCACTCTTACCCCCGGCAAGTACATTTTTATTTGTCCTTGCGGGGGACGGAACCGGGTTATGACTATTGCCCGTACCTGCCGGACGGTAGGCGTATATTGCTGGTATTGTAAACAAGAAATTGGTAAACATTATAGAGTTATGGATAAACTAAGATTAGAGTTTGAGCAAAACTGGAATAATAAGCTGAATTGTAACAGCTTTACAACTATTCGCCTGCATGATCCCCGCAAATATTGTATTGATGCTGTGGTGTCTGTATATCTGAAGGGAGTATGGAAGGGGGACGCTAAGGTCATAGACGTAAAAACGATATCACTGGATCAGATGAACAATTATATCTCTTTGCTTGATTTGGGGCTTTTCCCGGATAAGGCAAAAGAGGCTATTCGTTCCCTTTACAAAAAACACCCTTATGTAAACTGGCAAATTCAACAGTTAGACCTTGTTTTATTGGGGTATATCAAAGACTGTAAAGAACTGAAATTTAATTTTTGAACCGTTATGGGAAAGAAAAATATATATAATCTTACTTTTTTTGTTCCTACTCCTGTTTGGGAGATGTTCCAAAAACGCGTACGCGATTACCGTTTTAAAAGTACCGGGCATGTCGTTTATTATTTACTGGAATCTTATAGAAAACAGTACGAGGGTATAAAGATAAGTCCTGTTATGAAACGAATATTACGGAACGCATCTGAAGACTGGTTCAAGCTCTTTAGGTATGACGAGCGCTCACAGTCAGCAATAATTACAGATCGCTCCTGGGCTGAGAAAATGATGAATATAGCAATACAATCAGGATATAAAGACCGTTCGCGATTGGTGGCCTTATTGATTGGCTCCCTTGTTTCTTCCCCGGGTAGCCTTATCAAAAAGATGTCTTTGGAAATGGACGGAAGGATAGTAGAAACAAAGCCTAACGTTGAGATATTATCGACATATATAGGTTATTATCAATACGCTGTACTTGGTGTTGTCGCTAAACGGCAAAAGATGACTATACCATCGTTATTGCGCATGGTTTTAGACGTTATCATTATGTCAGAAGATGGAAATTGCGATACTTCTATCACCGGAGATATGCGCGATCTTATCAATGATGTTTTAACGATTAAAGGCTATACGGTTAAGGACTTCAGGCGTGAAGTAGTTGTTCGTCTTTCTGTTTCCTCTGACAGGCGAATGACTATTCTGCATTTAATGAAAAAATACGAAATACCAACATCAAACGAGTTCATGCGGCGGATCGTCCTTTTTTTCTTAAATGCTCAATATGTCATATTCAAAGAAGGGGACGACTATTTAACCCGCAATGTTCCGGAGAGTACACCGGAGGATGAAAATGTCACTTATGACATGTACGTGAAAAATGATTTCAAATATACTCATTTAGCAAGATTCTAAAAGGAAATGAAGAAAGCAAAAGTAAGAGTTACCGGTAACTATGTTTCCAGTACCAGTTTCACAAATCGCATCGATACTATATTGAATCTGCCAATAGATTTCACAGAAAAGGATATAGCGGATAAGATAGACGAAATAAAATATTGTGCTGAAAGCTATTCTTTTAAAGACATAGAGGTGCTTTGTGTATATGATGAAGATTAACGTAAAACAAGAAAGTTATGAGACTATTAAAATTATTATTTGGTGGTAAAAAATCCACCTCAACAGAGCAACCGGCGAAGCATAAACCGGTCTTTGTGACAGAAGCCGATGTAAGGGCACATTGTATCAGTACCAACTGCCTGGAGTTTATGTGCAAGAACTGTGGGCGTACTTTCAACTCCCTGCATGTACGCAGAACGGATGAGAACTATTGCCCGGTATGTAGCTGCTGGCTGTGTGATGACTGTGCCGGTAAACCTTGTGCCGAGTGTAATGATAAACAAAAAATAAAGCGGCCATGAATTTAAGAGACCAGGAAAAGTTATTTAAGGCCGGTTTTACCCTTGTTCGATCGGATGACCAGCCCACCCCTCGAATTAAAGTAAAGGACGGTAAATCATCCGAGTGGCGAACATTGAAGTCGTTCCCGACAAAGGCAGCCCGTAACCGGGAACTGGCCGATCTCGTGAAATTATCTACAATAATAGAAGATTAATAACTAAAAAGAACAGAATTATGACAGTAGAAGAACTAATTAAAAGATTACTTATCTGTAATCAAGAGGCAGAAGCATATATTTGCACGGGGGATATCAACCTTACTGATATAGATGATGTGACACAAGAAACACCGGCAATGGTGGTAATTTCATAAAAGAATAAGATATGAATACGTGGTCTGAATATTATAAAGAAAGGGTTTGTAACAGCGATTATGATAAGGCTTTTGCCCTAAAGTATAATCGTTTTATCACGGAAATAATTCTGAAAATAAAACTATCTATAAAGCCAGGTATAACATCTGTTGTCTTAAAAGAGGAAGGTTGCGGCATAGGTTCTATTTCAAAATGCATTTCAAAATCAGAGCCTTTGTTATTAAAGGCTATTGGTATGGTTGAAGAAGAATGTTACGATGAAATAGGTAAGGTTATTTTTACCGATTTGGATTGTGGCATGCTGAACCTGTGCCAACAAAACACCAAAGGGCTTTCTATGGGTTCCTATCTCTATAAAAAACCGTCTTTCTATGCCAGGGAGGATATATTACAACCTAAATATTATGAGCCGAATACGGTAGTCGTAACACATGGCGTTTTAGAGCACTTCTTAGATGCGGATATCCAACAGATTATTCAAACCTACGACAATGAGAACATACTATTTCAAGCCCATTATGTACCTACGTCTAAATACGGTGAACCCTCTTATGGGGATGAACGATTAATGGACATAGACTCATGGGTTAGATTAGTAGCCCCAGATTATTATATCGTGGATAACAACGGATTTGATTTATACATGTTTAAATGCAAAAAAGAATGAAACGAATACATTTTGTAGATCAGGCACAAGATTTAATAAGCCTGGATTTAAAACATATTGCCGGCCGTTTTTGGGAGGTCATTGGTGGTGAAATTCCATATCACGCAAGTTTATGGAAAGGCGAACGTGTAAACGGAGAGTCTCTGAAAGTGGGGAAGCAGGTTGAAATATTAGATTTTAAACGTCAGTGCTCTACTTTCATCAAATATCCCATTGAAAGCATTGAGGATATTGAGGAAAAAGAAATTAATGTTTTTACAAGTAAAATATAATAGTCATGAAGAAATTTTTAATTGTAGCGGCTTGTGCCGTAGTAGGTGTACTCCTGTTTCATTTTTATTCAGTACAGGAAACAAAGATCGTCGTATTGCAGTCAAAGGTTGATTACCTTATGTTTATGGACTCTGTGCAAAACAGTCGAATAGACAATCTACGAGAACACACATTCAAGGCGGACTCCATGCTTATGGAGGCTATAAAGGAACAATATAAATAAATCAACAACTAAAAAAACAAAGTTATGGATTACAGCAAATTAACACCGGAAGAAAAGGCAGAATTAAAGGCTCATTTAGAAGCTGAAGAAAAAGCGAAGCAACAGCAAATACAGGAAGATCGCGAAACGTATAAGACTCTTGTCGATAAATTTGTTGTTGGTAATGTAAAAACGTTACAAAACCTAAGTAGCCAAATGATGTTGATTAAAAAGAACGTGTTTGAGTCGGCCGAATTACTCATCGATATGAAAGACGATCTGTATAAAACAAAGGCCGACCGTCGTAGTAATACCTTTACGACTCAGGACGGCCTTATGAGCATAACCCTGGGTAACCGCATTAATGAAGGTTGGGACGACACAGTTAACGCAGGTATTGCAAAAGTCAAGGATTACCTGGGGACACTGGCTAAAGACGATAATTCCGCCGCCCTGGTTGAAACCGTTATGGGTTTAATCGCGAAAGATCGCAAGGGAAACCTGAAGGCGAATAAGGTGCTGGAGCTCGAAAAACTGGCTATAAAAACGCAGGACGAAAAGTTCCTGGACGGTATTGCTATTATAAAAGCGGCTTACCGTCCGGCTCCTTCCTGCCAGTTTATCGAAGTGACACTGAAGGACGAAAAGGGTAACGATGTAAAACTACCGCTATCGATGGCGGCCATGTAATATGGAAGAAGTAAAACAACGTTTTGAAAACAGGCTGGAAACCGTTTTGCGGGTTCTGGCCTCCTGCCGGACAATAGAACAATTGCAATCATCTAAAAAATGGGGGATTGAAGTCATATTCCTTTTGGCGGATCAAATAGAAAAAAATGGGAATTTCGGGCAAAGGCGCTTCACTAAGGAATATAAATTAAAGGTCTCTTTGCGCATTACAGAGGCATATTCTAAAAAACTGACTGAGATCAAAGAAGGGCTGGATCGGACGATTACCCGTAGAGTTCCCGCCCATATAAGTATATGCCGTTCATGTTCCGGAGTAGGTAAAATATTTTCCCAGGATAAAGACGTACAACCCCAGTTATGCCCTGCTTGTTTAGGCACAGGCAAAGTAAAGGTTTGTAGTACTATAACAACGGTTGTTCAGCCGTTTATAACAGGAGAAGATGATACCGGAAACCCAATTGCAATCAGTTAATCTTAACCCAGTTAATGAAAGCCCGTAAATTAAACGTTTACGGGTTTTTTTATTGGGAATTTGTTTGTAATGACTTACTTTTGTCTTATAAAATTTCACACATGCCTAAAGGAAGAAGTAAAGATTTAATTGCAAAACGGGACGAAAAGCTACTCCGCCGCTATTACTACTGGACGGAAATACAGCGTTTGCGATTTGATGACGCCCTGAAGGTATTGTCCGAACAAGAATTTTTTATTTCAGAAGAACGTATCATGGCGATTATCAGGAAGAATTGCCGGTCACTAAAAGACATCTGTGTGCAGCCGGTTCCCCGTGTTCGTAAGCCCCGGATCACGGCCGCACAATTAGAACTCTTTACTAACGAATAGCCGCGCTATTATCGTGGTATATAAAGCGGAAAGTCGTTTCATATACTTTCTTTCCCCCCGGTAGGGGATAGTCGGTACCTTTTACCCTTTTTAGCGGGCTTGTTTCCCTTGACTGCCGATAGCCCTGAAGCAATTTATATAACGTGTTGTTCATTTGCAGCCGTTCCCTTATCTTATCGGCCGTTCCTGAAGCATAGTGCGTGTCATCGTAACAGTCGATAACCAGCTTAACGGTTATATTGCACTCCCCTTTCTGAACTCCGACACCTATGTCCGTCCAGTCTGCTTCTATGGTTGAGATAAGGACACAGGGAAATGTTACCGGATAAGTATCTTCATCTGTTATTAACTGTCCGTAATCTTCATCTACCAGGGACAGTTCCGGCATTTGTAGAGCGATGCGCTCCTGAATAGCTAAAAATATATCTTCCATATCGTTATGAATTTAGTATTTTACGAATTTCTGTTTCTGTCTTATTAGCAATCTTTTCAGTCAGTTCTTTACTTTCACCTAAAAACTGACGCTGGGGTACCTTTACGTTTAATTTATCCTTTTTCGTAAGCGCTAACTTTTTCCATACAGTAGCCTCAGGAGGATCGCCGTTCCCGGCGGTTTTCCCGCCCTCTGTGCCCTTTTTCTGTCCACCTCCGGCCTGGTAATACTTCGCCCAGGCAAAACGCCGCATTTTGGGTGTAACAGTCGGGTGAAGGGTACCGCCCCAGTTATGAGCCGGGGCGTACATCAGGTCATTACTTACTTTTACCTTACCATCGCCCGGAACGTATTTTATAGCGCCAAAAAGCATATTGCGGCTACTTAGTAAGGTGCCGTAATTACTGGCGGCATCTTTCCCTCCGGACGAAAGCCGGCGGGACTTCGGCCACTTGTGTAAGCCCCCGTTTACATAGCCGCCCTTTCGGAAATTGTCCTGGTAGTGGTTTTTTGCCAGCCGGCCGGCATGAACGGGCATTTTCCGACGCATGAGGTCGGCCAGATCCCGCTTCTTTAACTGTATTATCCTGGTAAACTCTTTAATGTCCATTTGAACAATGTTTGAATAGTGTTTGAATGATATTTAAAGGGCGGCGAATTCCGCTTCCAGGCATTTAATTTTAGCGGCCAGCCGTTCCCGGTAAATGGTTAGAATTTCATTTCCTGAAAGTAAGCTACCAACGCTTATCTTTTCATTCCAACAACCCGCCCGTAGTTCTGTAAATATCGAACATGTGCCGCCAGTTTGTTCGATGGCCTTGTCTATCTTTTCCAGCGTTACCTGGGTACAGGCTATATCTTCCCTGATACTATTTGCTTTTCTTAGTGTTTCCAGTTTCATTTCCTTTTTGCTTTTTAATATTGATTTCCTGCTCTTTCTTTAACGCTGTCAGCAACGTGTTTACTGCCTTTTCAGCGCCTTTGTATGCGTCGGACATATACGGGTGATCCCTGCTAAATAGTTCACCGGTTACGCCTGGGTTCCCCTTCAGCCCTGGCGCTGGATCGTTTCCTTTTGTCACTACCGGAACATCCGGTTTATCGGTGCAAGGGGCGTCCGTTGAACGTAGTCCGCATTTACAGCCCCATCTGTCGCCAGGGCGGTGTTCGTTCCAGCATGGGTCGTCAATTGCGGCAATCATACCCCAGAATATCATGTGATCCAGTCCGGGCGTGATGCTGGTACTTTCCATCCATTCCAGATTCGGCAATATGTCCTTTTCCCGCTCAAACTGTTGCCAGTCGGCGGCTATCCTTGCCCTGGTAATAGCCATATCGTATTCAGTCCTTAGCCATTGTTCCTTGTGTTGCGGGTTTATCAGGTCATCCACGTCACGGCGGTACTGCTCGTAAGGCTTTAGGCGCCCTTTTTCGTCGAGTAACTGACCGGCAATATCATTCTGCCAACGATGGGTTTTAAAGGCCGCAAACACTGCCGTGTCTTGTTTCAGCGCTTTGTAAAAGGCTTCGTCCGGATCGCCAGCTTCAGGAACCCCAAAGCCCTTGTCAACAGCGCCGGACATTGTTTCAAATACCGCATTGAATAGGCTTTCTTCAATATCGTTCATTACGTCAACGTCCTTTTCATAAATCCGCTTCAGGGCTTTCTTCAGTGCGTCGTCGTCAAAGGTAAAGCTGCTTTCTACCGGTTTGGCTTCATAGGCATCCCGGTACAGATTGTTCATTAAAACTCTAAACCCGCCCCCTTGCCTTTGTTGGGGGCGTCTGGAAAAAAACCGGAAAGACCGGAAAAGAAGTTTTTCCAAAACTTATCTTTTTTCTTATCTGCCTTTTCTTCCTGGCCGTCGTTTTTACCTTCCTTTTTATCTTCTTTTTCCGTGTCTTCTTCAGGATCTTTCTTTTCTTCGGGCTTCACGTTTGTATCAGGTGTCCGAGCGGCTTTTGCCTTTTTCAGTTCCTCGTAATTCTTCGGCTTTTCTATGCCATAAGTTTCATAAAAATAATCGTCAGACATAGGCAGACCGCTATTTCTTAGCTGCATATCTATGACAATGCGTGCAGATAAGTCTTTGTCCTGTGGTACCACAAACGAGAATTCGCCGCCGGTCGTATTCATGCCCAGGTTGGTAAATACGTCCGTCAGTTCGTAGTTCAATACATTCAGGATCATCTGCCGGTCTGCCTTTTCGATTTTATCCTCTACTTTTTGGTGGACGGTACCTAAAGCCTGGGTACCCGTGTCGCCGGCTTCAGTGGTGAGGGTGTTACCCAGTTCCAGTTTACTAAGTTCGTCGTTACAGTATTGTACAAAGGATTTATAAAGGTCACTACTGGCGGACTTACTGCCGGCGTCATGTATCTTTATCTCCGTGCCTTTCGGGTGAAGTATCACAGCCGAACCGCCCATGTTATACAGGTCATCGGTCATTTTCGTGCGTGCTTCTTCGTCCCAACCGTCGTAAATACCTTCTTTCAACGGGTGCCCGTATAGCTCAATGAATTGCGCCCAGTCGGCCGTAGCGTTACGTTTGTAGATAACATACAGGGCGGCCTTTGCCAATATACCCAGGTCACGGGGGTTGCCGATGGTAACCAGGTCGGCGTATTCGTCGAAACTATCCCCGGTTATATCCGTCTGCCGCTTTAGTATAATACGTTTTACAGGATTGACGTGTTTACGGGGAATAAGGTCGTAACCTATCCATTCCCCGTTCCTGAAGAACTGATAAGTTGATGTTCCCCACTGGATCGTATCGGCCAGGTCGGAAAGAAAATTCTGGAACCAGGGGGAACGTAGCTGTTCCCCGATTGCTTCGTCAACCTTGCCGTTTCGCTTGAACTCTATCTGCGTGTTCAGTATGGACGACTTTCTTTTTTGTATCACGGCCGACAAATGGCCGTCTGTCAGAATGTCGTCGTAAATATCGTATAACTTCGCCCAGGAAGGAAAGTCCACGTTTTCCGCCGCTTTGACGGCTTTTAAATAATCGCCTATATCTATGTTTCCCCGGTGGGGCTGGGTGATTATAATCGTTTTTGTTCCGGCCGTGTCCGGCTGTCTTCCGATATTTCCCTGGACGGCGATTTTATTATATTTCTTCTTTTTCTTGTTTGCCATAATTATAAATGATTGATACGTTTAGGATTGCTTCGCATTTGGTACGGTGAACTGGCTTTTGCCTGATCCGGCGTTTTTTCCGCCGGTGGTAGCCCATCGACGGATATGTCGCCCCGGCGTACAGCCTTCAGCCATTCGACCGCCCGCTCGTAGCGGTCTTTTCGCATTTGGGATAACTTTGTCGGGTTATGGATGCAAAACAGATGATAAACAGCCATGTCGGTAAGCATCATTAGTACAAGCTGGTTCCGCCCGGTACCGGTAGCGGAAAACACAGCGTCACAATTATAGCGCCCGGAAAGATAACAGCGCATTTCAGCGATAGCCCTTTCCGTGCAAATTTCGACGACCGCTTCGTCCTGGCGTGTGATGGCTTCCAGTATGTCCCGGTGTACGGTTGCGTCGAAGTCTTCTTTTGAAAGAAATGTTCCCATATTTATTTTATATTAGAGTGAAATTTATCTTCTATGCCGGTTATACTTGCGCATGGCCTTTGCCGGTATGACCGTCGACGGTGTAAGTTCCCGCAATTTGTTTTCAATGATACGTTTTGCACCTTCCACACAGTCCACGCCGTCGGCCGGATAATCCAGGGCAAGGGTAAAGAACTGGAATTCATTATTCAGTTCGTCCATATTCGGTTCGTCCTTTTCGTCGATGTTCATAATAAGCCGGCTTTCCCTGTCGAGCGGTTCCAGGTTCGCCTCAATACGGACGGCCTTGTCAGTCTTTCGTTCTTCGTCCGGGGTGATCGTCAGGTTTATGCCCGTCTTTTTCCGTTGTGCGGCCACGTGTGGTTTAAAGACCTGCTGGAAAAACGGGTCTTGCATACTGTTATTTTCTATGTAATGGTACACCGGAACCCGGCCGGCCACCCATTTGTGTAGTACGAAGTAAAAGTTTATAAAGTCGGCGTTTGAGCCTTTAAAAATGAACCCTTTGATAATGTACAGAACATCGCCGATCATACCGCAAAGCCACACGGCCTTCCGGGAACCTTTTTTATTTTTTGCTTTCCCCTTCAGCTCTGATTGGGTGGGGTCACCGTAGACAACCAGGAACTTGAATTTCGTCAGGCTGGGTATTTTGTCAAACCTTCGGTTTATGAATACTGTACCTTCCGATATTGGGTTATTATAATATTCGCCTTGCTGGGCTTTGCGGCTTATTTTTGATAGAATACGGTCGATCATTTCTTCCGTGTTCTTTTGCGGCCAGGTTGACTTCCCTTTGTCGTCCCTGATATTGATAATGTCCCAGTGATCGGCCATTTTCCCCGCCCTGGTAATACAGCAATCTTTCGCTATTATATTGCCACACCATAAAATCAATGTCGGTTCGGAGATTGACCGGGTAGGATAAAGCGCATTTTCAAACCATTTCCAGTTCTTGTCTATGGTATCGGGGTTATTACATGCTTCGTCGGTGTCGAAGTCGTCCATTATTTCTACGTCCGGACGGATTTCTTCGTTACGGCTACCACGTGGCGACATGCCGGCACCTAACGCCCTGAAGGCCGCCCCGCCCTTCGTTATGAATTCCCTGGCCGTCCAGGCGCCCAGGTTTTCCTGTTCCCCGTAGTATGCCTTTATTCTCTGGTTGGCTTCCAGGTTGGCCTTATAAGGTGCCAGCAAGCGTTCGGCGTTATCTACGCTGTTACTTGTCAGTACGACGTTTCTTTTCTTTTTCGTAAGTACAAGGTACATGACAATGAACATACAGACGGTACTTTTCGCAAGTTCCCGGCTCCAGCTTAACACCTCGTACCATTCAGGGTTCCCGATGATACGGTTAATCGCTTTTACATGGAAAGGGGCGAATTCATACTTTGCATATTTGGGAAAGAAGAACTTTATCCATTCGACCGGGTGCGCTTCCAAATAAAGCCGGTGTTTCTCTATATCGGCCGGCGACATGGTCGGGTCTACTTCGGTGGCGTTGAATATTCCCTGTTTATATTCTTCCCAGTTTTTAATGGCGTCTTTTTCTTCCTGTTTCATGGCCTACTGCTTTATGCTTGATTTGACAAACAGGTCGAACATACGGGTGACGTCCTTTGCCAGTTCCAGGTTTACCGGACGCAAAAATTCTATAAAGCGCATACCTACGCCGATAATATCCGCTATCCCGGACTCTGTTTCCATCTTCTTAATGGCAGAGGACAGTTTGATAAGAACGTCCGCTTCCTTTGAAGTTGCGAACCTTTTGCCTTCTTCCCGGTCTTTGATACCCCGGTTTATTTCCGCTACTTGCTGGTACAAAAGACTGATCTGTTCCTCCCTGGTCAGGGTAAGCCCGGTCTTCCTTTGTTCCCACATTTCGGTCTTGATCCATTTGTTCACGGTTACCCGGCTGATCCCGACCTTTTCGGCAATTTCCTGTTGTGTCAGGTTCTCCTTCAGGTAGAGCATTGCTGCCCATTCTTTTTTCTGTTTACTCGTCAATTCTGCCATATTTACCTCTTTTTATATGTGCAAAATTGTACTATAAAAGACTCAAAAAAAAACTGAGCCCGCATGATAAAACTTTATAGTTATATCATTTATTTATAAAGTTTTATCATACAAATGCGATTTGCAAAACGGTAAAAGTTGACTCAATTTTGCGAAGTCAACGGGCGGAAAATTCGCCAAAAATGAACCTAAAAAACGTTTTGCAGATGAAGAGATTTTTTAATATGATACCTGGCGAAGACGCCGCCTGTATTCTTTTATACGGCGATATTGGCGACTATGACAAAGTACGTTCCGGTGATGTAGTCCGGGAACTGCTGGAAATGGAAGCGCAATATAAAAAGATTGATGTCCGTATAAACAGTAATGGCGGCGATGTGTATAGCGGTATTGCCATCTTTAACGCTTTTAAGAACACGAAGGCGGATATTACTATTTACATTGATGGTATTGCAGCCAGTATCGCTTCGTGTGTTTCCCTATGCGGTAAGCCGCTTTATATGAGCCGATATTCCCGCCTAATGCTACATAGCGTCCAGGGTGGTGCTTACGGCAATAAAAAGGAACTGGCCGAAGTAATCGAACAGATCGACAGCCTGGAAAATACCCTGGCCGAAATGCTTGCTATCCGCTGTAAAAAGACAGTTGACGAAATCAAAGCCGAATACTTCGACGGTTCCGATCACTGGCTGACCGCCCAGCAAGCTCTTGACGCCGGAATTATCGACGGCATTTACGATACTGAAGAAACCGTCCCGGCAGACTCAACGCCGGATCAGGTTTACACCATTTTCAACAACCGGCTTCAACAGCCACAAAATGACAATCAAATGAATTTTGACGAATTAAGAAAACGCCCGTCGTTCCAAAACTGCACGACGGACGACGACGTGCTTCGACAGATTACGCACCTGGAAACCGAAGCCGGCAAAGTAACCGGTTTAACGACCGAAGTAACGAACCTGAAGAAAGACCTTAAAGTCTTTCAGGATAAAGCCGTCGCCGATGAAGAAGCCGCTATCGACGGGCTGGTACAAACAGCCTTTGAAGAAGGCCGTATCACGGAGCCGCAAAAGGCCACCTATAAAGCACTCCTGAAGGCTGACCGTACAAACGGCGAAGCCGCCCTGAAAGCATTACCGGCCAAACGTAGGGTAATGAATAACCTGCATACGCCCGCCGGTGAAGGGAAAGGCGCCTGGGAAAAGCGTATGGACGAAATCGAACAGAATTTAAAAAAATAGTAATTTATGGCAATCGAAATCAAAAACACCAATTACAGCGGTGAAGTCCTGGAAGAGATTTTAACGCTTGCATCTACCGGTAATGAACTTGTAGAACGTGGCCTGATCCACGTAGAACCCAACGTCAGCAAAAAAGTCAGCGTTCCCCGGCTGACAATGTCCGATGATATATTGCAAAAGCGTAAGGAAATGCCAACGGATGAAGACAGCCAGGGCGACTTCGACTATTCAGAAAAAGTATTGGAGCCGGTCGACTTTATGGCGTTTACGACATTCAACCCCCGCAAGTTGGAACACATTTGGCGCAAATGGCAGCCTAAAGGGAATTTGGTCTTTTCCGAACTTCCCGCTGAAGTACAGAACAAGTTCCTGGCCGAACTTATCAAACAAGTTAAGTTTGAACTGGGTTGGCACTATATCAACGGTAAGTTTGGAGCTGGTAAAAAAGAACTGTTCAATGGTATTGTATTCCGTATCAAGGAAGAAAACGAAACGATTAAGGCCGGCAGTTCTGCTGTATCTATGATCGGTAAATTGTATGCTTTGCGCTCTCAAATCCCCGTTACGTTACTTGATAACCCGAACCTTCGTATTCTTATGAATAAGAAGGAATTCGAACGCTATGATATGGAGCTTACCAAACAGACAGCCAAAGGGGTAAACCATACGGATATTAGCCCCCGTTACTTTAAAGGTATCAAAATCGAAGACCTGGCACAATGGCCGGCTGGTTTTATCACTGCCACCCTTTGTTCTATGGGGCTGGATGGAAACTTCTATGCGGCTGTAAATCTTCAGGACGACGAAGATGTCATTCAAATTGACAAAATATCCAATGCCGGCGAAAAATACTTCTTCAAATTATTGATGAAGGCTGATACGAATATCGCTTTCGGTCAGGAATGTGTCGTTTTGGATAGAGTCGCCCCCCGTATTACAGCGGATAAAGACGTCCTGGAATTTCCGGCAGAAGGTGGGGAAGTGAAAATCACTATCAACACAACCGAAGAATACTTCGTCGAAACTATACCGGAAGGCTTCACGGCCACTGAAGACGAAAACGGGTTGTTAATTTCGGCGGAAGCCAACACAGGAGCGGAGATCAACGACACGATTGTTCTTTCACTCAAAGAACATACTTCCCGCAAACTTCGCATTTCTGTAAGTCAGCCAAATGCGTGAAACTATGAGCCGGGGACTTAGAAACAATAATCCGGGTAATATCCGGAAGAGCTCGACCGTGTGGCAAGGGGAGAAAACCCCTTCCACCGATACGGCCTTCAAACAGTTTACCAGCATGGCTTACGGCTATCGTGCCATGCTGAAGCTGTTACAGAACTATTCAAAACTGAATGGCTGTAAAACGATCCGCCAAATGATTAACCGCTGGGCGCCCCCTTCGGAAAACAACACTGACAACTATATCCGGGCTGTTTGCGCCGGTGCCGGCGTGCAGCCCGACCAGGTGGTCGACGTGAATAACCGGAACGTCATGTGCAGGATCATCGCCGCCATGAGCCGGGTAGAAAACGGCGTACTGGCGGACATGGTAGACGTGAACAGGGGGTGGGACTTACTAACTAAATAATGAAAGGAAAGAACATGTACACATGGCTTGACCTGCTGGTTACTTTAATTTCTTCCGGGGCGCTTTTTTCGCTGGGCACCTGGCTTGTCAACCGGAAGGTAAATAATACCAGGCAGAAGAAAGAAATCTTTGATTACTATAAGTCCATCAGCGAAGACTTACAAACAACGTTAGAAAAATTACGGGATGAAAACAGAAAATTATATCGGGTTATTTCCCGCCTGGAAAGGGCAATGTCAATGGTTAGCACTTGCAAGCATTACGCTGATTGTCCTGTCCGTTACGAGTTGCGGAAGTACGAAGAAAATGACCGAAAGCGCCAGGACAATCACAGACAGCGTCCTGCTGAAAGAAGTCCGACAGGTGATAAACATACCGGTACCGCTGTCGAAGGTGGAACTGAAGATACCTACACAGAGCCTCCGTAGTTTACCGCCCGGCGCTTCCTTCAGTGAGAAGAAAGGCCAAGCCGGTGTAAAAGTTGAAGCCATAGGCGACACGGTTTATGTGTCGGCCACTTGTGACAGCCTTTCCCTGCAATGCGAACAATACGAAAAAGAGTTAGTCAGGATCAGGAACGACACGGATAAACAAATTACGGAGATAAAGAAAAACACCTTTCAAACATCGTTCAAATGGTGTTTAAGTGGATTTATCGCCGGTATAATTTCTACAATTATAGTATTAATCATTTTAAAACGAAAAAAAATATGGCAAAAGACGAACAAGGCTTAATGTATGGCTTGGACGAATTCACATTTAAAGGGAAATCTCTTGGTTTCATAGAGGAAGATTCTTTCGACTGGGGTGGTGCCAAAGGCGAAGTTACCGAAATTCGTGCCGCCCAAAAGAAAAGCTACCCTGTAAAAATCATCCCAAAATCTAACGGAACCGTAAAACCGGCCTTTGACTTGATCCAGTTCGATTATGAGAACTTGCAGGCAACGATGGGCGGTACCGTCAAGAAAACAGGTGAAGTTGTGACCGGTTGGGCGGCCCCCAGTAAGTTGGTAACAGTTACAGGGCCGGCTGTGATCCTTACAGATTCCGGTCAGCGTATTACTATCCCGAATTGTCTGTTATCGGCTTATATCGGTGGTAACCTGAACTTAACCAGTGTGTCAAAGATCAAGTGCGAACTGGGAGTAATGGAACCCGCTGACGGAGGCGAACCGTTTACGATCGAGGATGCCCCGGAAGATGCCGGAGAATAAAAACGGTTGCGTATGAATGTAGAACTGGAAACAGCGGAGGCGCTACTGGATATCGGCGTCTCCCTGCCCTTCAGAACAATTCGGATTCCATTTACCGGCAAAGGCGTTACTTTTCGCGTAACCATGAAACGGCCTTGTCTGGGTAGTCAAATCCGAATCGCCCGGACTTACTTAAAAACGGGTGTTACCTACGAGCAGATGAAAGCATTCAATAAAGATGAAGAAATGACTTTCCTTGCACTTCACGGTCGGCATATCAGCCTAATGGTAGCCCTTACGATTTGCCGGGGAGCAATAACCGGTTTATTGTTTGCTCCACTGATGGCCTGGGTTATCCGATGGTTTGTCCCGGACACATTCCTCCAGGGGGCAAATCTCCGTTTTGTCAGTCTGTTGGGCACAAAGGATTTTACGAATATTATCAGATCGAGCGAAATAGCGAATCCGCTACGTCCAAGACTGAGCCAAAAAAGAAAGGGGAGTTAAGCGGCCGGGTAGTCGGCAGTCATAGCCCCTTTGGTGTAATATGGCAGATCGCCACCGCTACGGGGTGGAACCTGCATTATATCATGTGGAAAGTAAATTATCAGACACTTATTATGATGTCGGCTGACGCTGTCCGCTATGTCTCCGGCAAGGAAAATGAAAACAAGAAAAAAGGCCGGGGTAGCGGCGCCCTGGGGTATTTTCAATCAAAATTAAAAAAGTAAAATGAAACCTGTTGAGATTGAATTTCTGATGCGTGACAAATTGAGCGACGGCTTAGATAAGGCCGGGCGTTCAGCCACGTCTTTAGGTGACAAGGTTACCCAGTCGGCCGATCAGGTGAAAACAAAGATCGCCGAACAGAAAGCTGTCATTAAGCAGGTAGAAGATGATCTAAAACGTTTAGAAAAGCAGTCATCAAAGATGGCTCCAGGAAGGGAACATGCGCAGTTACAGGCAGAAATTATAGCATGTAAAAAAGTCCTTGATGAAGAAAAGGGAGCCCTGGCCGGCGTTGAAAAAGAATACGAACAGACCCGTGCCTCCAGTAAGCGTCTGTCTATGCAACTTAGGGAAATGCAGGACGCAATGGCAAAGATGCGCCTGGAAGGGAAGGAAACGACCCCGGAATATCGAAAGATGGCCGCTGAAGCTGCGAACCTTTCCGATACTATCGGCGACCTTCGTACACAAACGAACATTTTAGCGAATGACGACGCCGGGCTTCAGGGGGTCATGTCCGGTGTAAGCGGTTTGGCCGGCGGTTTCACCGTCGCCACCGGCGTAATGGGTGTATTTGCTTCCGAAAATGAAGACCTGATAAAGATACAGACGAAAGTTCAATCCGTCATGGCCATTACAATGGGCTTGCAGCAAGTCATGAACGCCTTGAATAAAGACTCCGCTTTCCGTCTTGTAACTGTCGCCAGGGCGAAGGATATGCTTACCGCCGCCAATACCCGGTTAGCTGTTGCCCTGGGAATTTCCAATGCGGCCGCAACCGCATTGATGGCAACGTTGACGTTGGGGCTTTCCCTGGTTGTCACCGGGCTTGTTATCGCCTGGAACAAATATTCAGACGCCCAAGCCAAAGCCGCCGCAAAGGCCGCCGAAATGGTCGACATAGAGAAGAACGGCCGGGCTGAAATGATAAAAGCCCGTGTTGAAATAGATAATACCAAACGTTCCCTGAAGGACTTCACCGGGACGAAGGAACAGGAGAAAAGCAAGGTCGAAGAACTGAACAGGAAGTACGGCGAAACTTTCGGGTATTATAAAACCATTGCCGAATGGTACGACGTTCTTCAGGAAAAGGGGGAAGACTATATTCAAATGCTATTCCTTCAGGCCAAAGCCCAAAGCCTGGTAAACAAAGCCGTAGAAGCAGACGAAAAGGTCAATAAAGTAAAAGCCACTCCGGAAGACGATGTGGAGGGTTCTATGGGCTGGCTTGCAAAACTGGGCTTATATATGGCTCAGGGTAGGTCTGCCGGGCAGGTTGACGCTCAAAAGCTGATAAAACAGCACAATGAGGAAGCGAAAGCGGCGGCTATCAAAGCTGCTGAAGAAGAAAAACAGACATACCTGGACGAAGCGGCCAAACTTCAGGACGACCTGATAGCCTTAAAATCAAAAAAGAAACTGGGCGATTACGTCCCTGATCCGAAGACCCCGAAGGAAAAACCGACTAACAACCTGGCGGAGCTGGAAGCCAAAGCCCGCCTGAAGATCGAAGAACAAAACCTGGCATTAAGACAAGAAGGTTACGACAAACAACGTGCCCAGGCGAAACTGGAATTTGAGAAGGAAAAGCAGCGTATTGAAAAAGAGGGGAAAGACCGCCTGTCTCTATATGAGAAGCTGAAGAAAGCCGGCGAAAAGGTTACCCCGGAACAAAAGCAGGAAATATCCTATCAGGCCGGCGTTCAAAAGGTGAAAGCCGCCCAACTGTATGACAAGCAACTGGAAGACCTGGACAAAAAGGAACTGAAGGAATACCAGGATAACTTGAAAAAAATGCTGGAGCCTTACCGGAATTTTGCCCGGCAGCGTCTTGATATAGAAAAAAAGGCACAGGACGATATTACCAAGCTCCAGGCGCAAACGTCTGCCGGCCGGCTTAAAAAGATAGGGGACGAAATGGTTACCGCCTTCGGTTCCGGCAATGTCGACCTGCTTGCCCGTCCACAAATCGATGCCGCCAAATTGGTAGCCGCCGGCTGGGCAGAAGCCGGCGAAGGTATTGCAACCGTCTTTTCTTCCCAGTTCGGTATTCAGGACGCCGCTGGTAAAGAAACTGAAATTCTGGTTACTCCGATATTACCCGACGGAACCGTACTTTCTGAAAAGGAACTTCAGGATTACGTGGATAACGTTCTGAACGGTGCCGATGATCTTTTAAAAGCCGATACGAAGGGTATTGTCATCAGCGTAGGCGTTGATGCCGACGGATCAGCCGGCGAACTACTGCACGAATTCCAAGAGAAATACTATGACCTGAAGAACAATCCGGCAGAGAACGCCGACACCGACGCCCAAATACAGGAAGCGATAATTCAGGCCGAACAGGTGAAAAACGACAACCTGGCCGAACTCGACCGGGTGTATGCCGAAAAAGACGTCTATTTTCAGGCGCTTATGTCTCAGCTTAGCAGCATGAGCCTGAACCAATTGTACGATACACTGAATAAGGCGGAACAGGCGCTTAAAGATAGCGAGAAAACCAGCGGCAAAGGTTCCCAGGAAACAGCCGTCGCCCGTGCCAAAGTAGCCGCCCTGAAGGATGAAATAAAATACGTCAAGGCAGAAAACGAAACCAAAGCCCCGGACGACGCTAAGAAGTGGAAAAAGAATTCCACCGCTATAAAACGCTGTAAAGCTGAAATCGACGGCATGATAAACAGCATGGACTTCCTGGATGACACCACAAAGGAAGCCCTTCAGGCGGCAAGTAATATAGCCGGGGGCGCAATCGCCATGATAGACGGTATCAAAGCGCTGGGTATCGGTGCCGCCGAAAGTATTTCCGCCGTTGAGAAGGCAAGTGTTATACTTGCCATAGTCGGCGCCGCCGTTCAGATAATGACCGCTATATTCAGCATGGGCGCACAGGCGGAAAAACGACACCAGGAAGCCCTGAAGGAAGTCGCGGCAAACAAACTGGCAATGCAGCGGGAATATAACCTTCTTCTGCTTCAGCAAAATTTGTTGATGAAGGAAGCGGAAAACATTTTCGGTGAACGGTCAATCGCTAAAGCTGCACGAGCTGTCGAGGTATACCGGGATGCCCTTAAAGCATATAAGGAAGAACTTCAAGGGGATGCTCCCACATTAAAATTGAACCCCTTTAACATAAAGGGTAGCCTGGACGAATTCAATAAGCAGAAAGCAGCTTATGAACGGGGTATTGGTACCCTGAATAACGTAACAGTAAAGACCGGTCACAAAAAGACCGGCCTCTTCGGTTGGGGTAAAGGAAAAGACATTTATTCCGGTGTCCTGGATATATACCCCGATCTGATCGATAAGGAGAACCGGCTGAATCTGGAGCGTGCAAAGACTATCGTCAGCACGCAAACCATGTCGGACGAAAACAAGAACCTGCTGCAAAGCCTGATTGATTTGCAGGAACAGGCCGACGAAGCCCAGCAAGCCCTGCGAGACTACCTGACCGATACATTCGGTTCCCTGGGCGATGGCATTATGGACAGTATTGTCGACGCAATTAAAACCGGGGGGAACGACGCCTGGCAGTCATTCGGAGATAAAGGTGCTGAAGTGCTGGAGAACCTCGGCCGTCAGATCGCTTATTCTCTCTTCTTTGCCGGCAAGTTCGATAAGTTGCAAAAACAATTAGAAGCGGCCTACGGAAGCGGGAAGTCGGAAGAACAGATCGCAAAAGACGCGATGGATATCATGGGTGACTTTTATGCCGGTGTCGGCAAGGATATGGAGCAGGCACAGGATTTTATGGAAAACTGGCAGGCGGAAGCCGCAAAGCGGGGCTTTGATTTATGGAAGAATGAAGATACCCAGCAAAGCGGCAAGTCCGGAACCTTTCAGACAATGGATCAAGATACCGGTACCGAACTGAAGGGGTTGTTTACCTCTGTACAGCAACACGAAGCCAGTATCGACGATAATGTCCAGTACGTTAGTGAGGAAATGCACCAATGTACTGACTATCTAAAAGATATTGCAGAGAATACAAAAGGTTGTGATGAAAAATTAAAAGATATCGCGTCCGACATTGAAAAAATTCGTCGTGATGGAATAAAAACTAAATAACATGGATATACTGGAGGGACTCTTATTTATAAATGGTAACGACGTGTATAAACTCTGCGGGGCTTTCCTCTCAGAAGATAAGGCCGGAGATAATAAGAATTATTCCGCGCTTTTGACACCGCCTAAAATGAAACCTTACACGGCTGTATCTATTCGTGAACGTGATGGAGAAAAATTACCGGCCGTACTTATGCCGGCTTTTGAGCCGCGGGATATTACTCTACAATTCGCGATTGTAGCGACGGGTAAAACAGATTTTCTAATCAAATACCGGGACTTTTTAACCCTGTTAAAGTCCGGTTGGTTAGACATTCGCTTACCGGAATTGAATAAAACCTTCCATGTCTATTATAAAGAAAGTACCGCTTACGACCAGCTTACCGACTTGGAAGGCGGTCTGGTTGCAGGAGCTTTCAAAGTGAAATTCAGAGAACCGGTTCCCACTATATAAACATTGTTCAAACAGTATTCAAACGGCGTTCAAATGGAATTAAAAATATACAATCAAAATGACATATTAAAGGCGACGGTGTCCCCTTCTGATAGCTCAACAAGTAATGAGGAGTTAATGGCAGAAAGTGTCCTTAACCTTTCATTTACTCTTTTTGAGTATATTCCGCTTGATGTCAATGATTATATAGACTTTCTCGGAAATCGTTATTGGCTTATAGAAAACTACCGCCCTATAAAAAAGTCAACGATAGAATACCAATATGACGTTAAGTTTTACGGGATTGAGGCAAAGCTAAAAAAAGCATTGGTTTTAAAAGTTGTAGACGGTGACGAATCCTCCGAATTTTCTTTGAATGATACCCCGCTGGCACATGTACGGCTATTTGTCGATAACATGAACCGTATTTCCGGGGCTAAAATTTGGTCGGTCGGTCAGGTTATTAACACCCCGAATGTCAATATAGAGTACAAAGGTACTTTTTGCTTTGATGGCCTGCGGGATCTTGCGTCTAAAACAGAATCTGAATGGTGGCTAAATGGTTATACGCTGAACCTTATACGGTGTGAGCATGGTAACCTTTTGGATTTAGGTTATGACAGGGGCTTGCTGAATATCAGTAAAGACAGCAACGAAACAGCCCCATTCTTTACGCGGCTTTATCCTTTAGGAAGTAGCCGGAATATAGACTCAAAAGTTTACGGTAGCACCAGGCTGCGTTTACCTGGAGATAAACAGTATGTTGAACAGAATACGGAGTTAGGAATAGTCGAGCAATGGGAGGAAAACGCCTTTACCGACATTTATCCCCGCCGTATAGGTCATGTCGGAACAGTCCGATTTGAAACAAGAACCATAGACGGTGAAGAACGGCAGGTTTATTATTTTACTGACCCGGAACTACCTTTCAACCCTAATGATTATGAATTAGCCGACCTGAAGAAAAAAGTAAAGTTTCAAAGTGGGGAACTGGAAGGCAATGATTTTGAGGTGAACTGGAATAATAATACAAAGGAGTTCGAGATCATAAACCAATACCCCTATGAAAACCAGCAGTTACCCGGCGGCCTGCTAATACCCGGCAATGGGGATGACTATGTCCTTTATAATATCCGTATGCCTGAGGAGTATTACGGACTTGCGGAGCAGGAATTCGCAGAGGCAGTAAACAACTTGCTTAAAAAGTATAGCATCGATACGGCCATTTATAAAGCGCCTACCGATTATATTTATTTTGAGGAAAATAATATAAGCCTCCAGTTAGGTCGCCGTGTACGTCTCCGTAGCGATGAGTATTTTAAAGAGGGTTACAGGGATAGCCGTGTTATTTCCATATCAAGAAAGATCAACAATCCCCAGGAGATGGAAATAGGTTGTTCCCTGGCAACTTCAGTAGGACGCCTAAGCCAAATAGAATACGATCTGGCAAAGATACAAGCAGCCTTTAAGGAACAACCCCAGAAAGGGAGCAATACTTCTTTGCAAGTATTGAAGTCATACGACAATATAGAACCGACGGAATATAACGTTTTTTCGGCTGTCCGCACAATGAAAATGCTGTCTAATGTCGTAGTAAACCTTAATGAAAAATTTATACGGAAAGATGTTCCTGACGAAGCGCACAGCCTGATAACATTTGAATCGGGGCTTTGTACACCTGGCTTTAAAGACGGCTTTACGTCGGAGGCTTCCGGCTTAAAAATGTATGCGGATGGGAGTCTGACGTTAATGAAGCTATCAACCAGGAAAGAAGCCCTATTCGGGAAAAGTCTGTCGTCTCCGGATTTTACAAGCGGGTTCCCTAACGGTACGGGGTGGGCGCTTGCCCCTTATGAACAACTGAATGCTGCGGGGGTAAAGGAAATAAAATACAAGTTGGAGATAGACGATCTTACTATAAGGCGCGGTTTCCGTGCTTTTGAAATGATTGTTTCCCAGTATGTCGGAGAAAATGATAACCGGGTATTTTCCGGGCAAATGAAAGTAGATCATATCGATCGGGAAAACAGTATAATATATCTCAAAACGGAGGAAGGTATTTTGTACAATACTTTCCGTAAGGATGACATCCTGATGGTACAGCGTTTTGGCGGTATGCCGACGGCAGAAAACGACTATAATGTTATCAAATATTACGAATTCGACGTGGCAGAAGCCGGGATCGGTAATCTCTCTGATAAAAAGGAAAGGCTGGACTATATCCGCTATACTAATTTTGTCGGGGACATTTCCGCAGTTGAAGAAGGCGACGTCTTAACCCGTGCTGACAACACAACCAACCTAACCCGAAAAGGGTTGATGAAAATTGTAACTATTGACGAGTTCGGAGCGCCTTACCTGGACGTAGTCTGGGGGATGAAAACCGACCCGGAGAATTGTACAAAGGTTCGTCTGGGGAATATGGAAGGCTTAATAACCCCTTATTGGGGTCGTCTTGAAGGCTGGGGACTTATGGCTACTAACGCCTATTTAAAAGGGCGTTTTATGCTTCATACCGGCGAAGACGTGCTAACCAAGTTCGAGATAACAGAAGGTTTGATCCGTTCGGAAATATCGGCCGTGCGAACAGAAATAAGCGAAAAGTATAACTACCTGAGCAACGCTTCCTTTTCTGAAAATACGGATAAATGGGAAGCCGCTTCAAACATACGTTTGTTTACCGTTGTTTTCGGCCGCTTCCTTTACATGAATGATAACTTTTACTCTAACAAGCAGAAGGTCGCCGCCGTTGTGGTCGAAGGTGATCGCCGTGCGCTTAGACTAAAGAAAGCAGGCATTAAACAGCTAAATGCCAACTTAGCCGGTAAACCTGTCCTGGAACTGGATAAGCCCGAAGGGGAGAAAGTATGGCCGACCTTTTACCTGACGTTTAAATATAAATGCGTTAAAAAAGGCACACTGAAAATAGGGTTCCCCGGCAAAGATATGTTTTTCGAGGAGAAGCTGGAGGAAACCGATATTTTCCTCACAAAAGAATACTCTGCCATTTGGGATGGAACCGGGGACTTTACGGTCGAATTTTCCGGCGATATCTATATATATAGCTTATCCCTTACGGATAACCCTTTAGAAAATTACAAAATTGAGACGACAACCCGCTTCTATCAGACTGATACAAAGATAGGGCTATGGGCTGAAAAGACGGACAAGATCGGGAAAACCGTAACAACGTTAGGGATAGACTTGGATGCACTGGAGGAACGCTTGCTTCTTTATGTGAACAAGACGGATCAGATTAACAATACAGTCCTTAATCTTGGTATATCCCTGGATGCGACAAAAGAAAAGTTATCCTTATATGCCAATAAAACGGATGATCTTAACGGCACTGTCCGGCAGTTGGGTATTGATCTTAACGTTCTGGACGGTCAGTTATCCTTGTATGTTAAAGACTCGGATTTGTCCGGTTATGAATTAGTTAGCCGTATAAACCTGTCCCCGTCAAATATAAAGATTTCCTCCAAAAATATCAGTCTGGTCGGTGCTGTTACATTCAGTTCATTAGACTATGAACTTTGGACTGCGGTCAACGGGAAAGCCGATAGTACCTCTCTGGGAGATATGGCATATATCAACAAGGTGAAGGACGCAATGACAAAGGAAAGTGTCTTGATCGGCGGGTATTTTAATACCTCATTGATTAAAGCAGATGAAATATTTGCAAGGCAAGCCACAATCGGAAAATTTAAAATAGCAGACGGAAAATTAGACTGGACGGGAAACGGAGATAATGCAAGCCTGGCACTGGGTTATAATAGCTGGTTTGGTGCCGCTTGTATTGCCGTGCGCGCGGGTTTCTATGGCAATGGTATTTCCGCGATCAGTGATAATGGCGGAGCGGCATTCTTTGGTTCAATGTATTCTACCCCGTCATACCCCAGTACGTCAAATTTATACGCGGCCTATCTTGATGGCGACCTGGTTATGACACGGGGAAATATTATCGTTCGCTCCGGTGGCGTAAGTGGAAAAGGGGCTATTCAAGCCGATAGAATGCTTCCTCAAAATGGCTGGTCAGGATCATTCAAAGGGAAAAGTGTAAAAGTAGAAAATGGTATAATAACAGAAGTTTGGTAATTAAATAATTAAAGCTATGGCAACAAAAAAAACAGTGACAGAGGACAAACAGCCTTTAGGCAAAGTGTATGATTTTAGAAAGCTCCCACTTGAAAATATCATTGGTGAGATAGAAGAACAGGACGTTTCCAAAGCAATCGCAAATTGCTATTATAACCGTACTGCTGATATCGGGCAACTGGATAAGGCAAGGACTCTTTATTATAAGGGGCAGGTTGAACTTACGGACGAAGAATGCCACCTGCTGGAACAATTTGTATTAACGTCTGATCTCCCGGCTGTTGTTCAGGTTGGGGTACAGAAAATATTAAAGGAGGCATAACTATGGCTGATGAAATGATTGAAAAAGCAAAAAATGTAACGATTGATTACGACTCCTCAAAGGTTGAAAAAACAAAAGTAGTACCTGTCAGTTCCGTTATTGCCCTGGCTTTTACTGTAACGATAAAGGACAACAGTATCACACATATTTCAGGGGTCATACTCCGTGCGGGTGTTGAAGCCGGCAGGGTTACAATTGATCCTAACAACGGTTTCTATAACGTTTCGTTTAACCGTTTTACCGACTTCAGTAATGAAGAACGTAAATTAATACAGGCCACTGCGTCCGATAGTGTAGAGGCTTTTTTAAATGACATAACAACTTAATAATATGGCAGCATTAACGCAGGTTGAAATACAGGAAATAGCCTCAAAGGTTAAGGCTCTTTTAGCACAGGAGTCCCAGGGCGTTGGCGAATTAACAATCGTCAACAGCCTTGACGGTATTCGTTCCCTTCCGGCCTTAAAGAGTGTCGGTGATGATGATACGGTAGTGGAAGCCCCCCTGTCCCTTTTAAAAGGCGATATCGGGATAACCCCCATACTTACTTTTGCAATCAAAGCAGTAGCGTATGGAACTAATCCGAGTGTGGCCAAGACCGGGACGAATGAGGCGCCTACTATAACAATATCATTTCCTTTAGCCCAAAACGGAGATAAACCGGTCTGGCAGCGTTCCGCGAACGGAATAGATATAAAATACTCCCGTGATCCGGACTCTGCTTATGAATCTTTGTTTTCATTCGCAGACGTAATGCCGGATGTTTCAGACTTCAGCGCGGAAGGCATAGCCCTATTACAAAAACCAGCTTTAGACGCGGCAGCGGCTTTAGGTGAATGGCAAGTTCTTGTTGAAGATGATGTCCGGAAGGTTATTAAAAATGCGGAAGATGTAACAAAGGACACCCTCGCCGCCGCCGAACTCACAGATGAGGTAAAACAACAAACCGATCGTGTCAGGGTAGAGACGGATAAAGTACGCCAGGAGACTTTAACAGTTAAGTCAGATACGGAGAAAGTTAAAGATGAAACAAGCGGGGTTAAAGATGAAACAGAGAAGGTTCGCAAGGAAACTCTGAAAGCAAAAGAAAATACTGAAACAGTTATTAAATCGGCCGGGGAGGCAACCCAAAAAGCCATAGACGCGGCGGATCGGCTTAAAGACCTTTCGGATCATAGGGATGAAATCAGGGACGGTTACTGGTGGCGCTGGAATGAGGAAACCGGCGAATGGTATAATACCGGTGAAATAGCAAAAGGGAATACCATGTTCGCCACATTTGGGATCGATCCAACAACCGGCATACTTACCATGTCTACCGATCCGGAATATACCGGTGCCAATTTTGAAATTAATAATAACGGAGAATTAACAGTAAATATATGACAGCAAAAACAACAGTATTAGGCAAGGTTTCAATTACTCCTCATGGGGAGTATGACAAAGATACCCAATATGACAAACTTGATGTGATTACTCACAAGGGTAGTTCTTACCTTATCCTTGCCCCCTGCATTGGGATAGAACCTTCCGGGGATAATGTAGTCTCGATGCTGCTTGCGGCCAAGGGTAAGGATTTTGAATATTCAGATTTTACAACTGAGCAGCTGGCTAAACTGAAGGGTGAGAAAGGGGATACGGGAAAAGGGTTATCTCTGCTTGCCTTTTTCCCTACGTTCGATGCTCTTAACGCGGCAGTTACGGCTCCGGAGGCCGGGGACGCGTACGGGGTTGGTTCTGCCGCGCCCTATACTGTCTACATCCGTGACGGAATAAACGCGGCGTGGGTGGATAATGGTATTTTGCAAGGCGCCAAAGGTGATCCGGGCGACTCTGTATATAGAACCTGGCTGAAGGCAGGTAATGTAGGAACGGAAGCTGAATTTTTAAAAGCGATGGAAGGTAAAACACCCCAAAAAGGGGTAGACTATACCGACGGTACCAGTGTGACCTTTGAGGTTGTCTCAGATACCCCCGAAGAATTTAAAATAAAACTCATAGACGCGGATCACGAGAAGACAAGCCCCAATTTGAAGGGTAAAGACGGCCGGGATTACGAATGCCCGACGCTGGATGCTGTTCCGGATGAAACGGTATTAACTTATAGTTCCGGGGATAAAACAGAGTCTTTTCGCATAGGGCAGCAAGCCCGCGTTTTTGATGCGGAGAAAGAGGAGTATGTATTTTACCAACTTTACGATATAACGGAAGCCGGCGCGGCCGTATGGAAAAAAGCCGGTTCCGGGGGTGATCTGGTAATGAGCGAAACGCTAAAAATAACCCTTACGACGAACCAATCCCAGCCTGATCCAGTTCTTGCCGGCCTGGTTCTTCATGTAAAGTATGGGGATAATGATACCCGGCTTGTATGGCAAGGGGAACCTTTGACAACGACAATCCCAATGAATATGACCTACCGGGTCGAACTTCCGGAAATAGAAGGGTATAAAACTCCCCTTGTGGAGGACTTTATCGCTTTGGCCGGTAACACCAGGGATTTGTCTTTATCTTATAATACGACTGTTTTAACAGTCGCCTTGAGCGGGAACCAGTCCCAGCCAGACCCAGCCCTGAACGGTACTGCTATAACGGTTACTTATGATGGCCAAACAAAGGAAATGTCATGGCAGGGTGAGGCTCAAACAATCAAGGTTCCAACAGGACAGGAAATAACGATATCCGGTGCATCGGTAGAAGGGTATTCAAAGCCCGCTGCTATTGTTCGTACTCCGGAGGGGATTACTGACTCCGCCACGTTACTTTATAATGCGACTGTTATGTCTATTTCTTTAACGTCCAATCAACCCCAGCCTGATGCTAACCTTAATGGGACAAAACTATCAGTTAAGTACGACGCTGAAACAAAAGAATTGACTTGGCGAGGTTCCGCGTTAGCAATAAAAATACCTACCGGCTCCGCCTATACAATAACTGCCGGAACCGTAAATGGCTACAACGCTCCGGAGGAAAAAGCCGGGACGGCCTCCGGAGTTTCCGGTAACATATCTATAAACTATACAACGGAAAAGGCCACAATCAATGTAACTGCGGATGACTCTGCAAGTGTTGCTGGACAGACTTTAACCGTTGTCAATACAAAGGATAATAGTCAAATATACCAGGGAGCGGCCGGAATCGGTATCGTTTTATATATTCCTTTTGGCACAGGCTATAAAGTGTCCGTTAATGCGATGTCCGCTTACCACCCAGTCCCGGATCAGACATTTACGGCCGGGAGCGCCGCTCGAACAGTGGCGGTTACTTATGAGCGTATAAAAACCTCCCGTATTGTTCAGGATGACTCAATTACTGATCCCCAAAATATCAGCGGAGATATAAACGGCACAATCATACAGCAAATACGTTCTAAGTTTCGACGTTGCCTGGCAAAAAAAACTGGCGACGGAGAAATGACGATCCGGTACCTGAAGGATGATAATTCAAACTATTACGACGACGGTTCCGCCGCCAAACTTGACGGGACAGAAGGGGACGTAATGGTCTATTATCCCCGCTTCTATTATAAGTATGAGGATTTGGGAGCAGGTAAATTCGCTTATTCATTTGCCCTTGTACAGTTAGACAGCACTTGGCAAGAGTCCCCGGAGTCGTTACTGGGCGCTTATGAGGCGTATGCGCTGAGTAATAAGTTATATTCCCGTAGTGCTGTTGCATCTTCCGGTTCCATATCACAAACTAACTTTAAAGCGTATGCCCGCGCGCGGGGAACCGGTTATCAGCTGATCGACTACGACCAGCATAAAATGATCGCTTGGCTTTTTTATGCCATTTACGGGAGCCGTAACAGTCAAGCTATTTGTGGATCAGGAACAAATTCTTATACGAAGGAAACAGGCCAAACTAACTCGATCGGAAATGCAGATACGACGACGGCGAACGGTAATTCCATGTCTATAAATTTCCTCGGAATAGAAAACTGTTGGGGTAATAAGTATGAATTCCTTGATAATGTAATCGTTAATCCAGTTTCAGGAAATGGGGTTTGGAGGGTTACGGATACGGTAAAAGGGACAACGAGGGATATAGCGGGTTTGGCGCCGAATAATACTTGGAATTGGCCTAAAAAAGTCGCCGCCGGAACCTTTTTAGACCTTGTTGTAACAGAGGCAGGAATGAGTGAAACGACCGGTTATTGTGACGGTCAGTATCTTAATTCTTCTACCTCCCGTGTGGTTCTGCGCTCTGTCAACAATTCGAACACGCAATGCGGTGTGGCGGCTGCGAATGCGAACTACGATGCGACGAATACGAACTCGAACTACAGCTCGCGGTTGGCGAACATAATTATTATTTTTTGGGGTACGATACTCCGGACGTGTCCGGGCAATTGTCCCAAGAGGGATGAGCCTTGCCACTATGGCAAAACATAAATAACTGTAATAGCGTTTGGTAGGTTCCCTTGTGGTTCTCGAAGAAGGCAGAAGACAAAATGAAGGATTATTCTATGAAACGATCAGGGTATATAATAGAAGAAATAATCGAAAAGGACAACATGGAAAGTGCTTTCGACCGGGTAATGCGTGGTTCCAAAAAGAAAACACGTGCAGGCCGTCGCACTATGCGTAACCGCGAAATTATAATTAGCAGGCTAACCGATCAGATTGAATGCGATATGTATAGTATCAAAGGATATCGTGAGTTTTCCGTAAAAGAGCATGAAAAAGTAAGAACGATACAAAGTGTTTCATACGAAGATCGTATCGCTCTCCATGCAATAATGGCCATAGTTGGAAAACATATCAAAAAGCGATTGATCCGCGATACTTTTGCCGCTATTCCCGGCAGAGGCATGCACGACGGTCTAAATCGGTTGAGAAAAGTCCTAAGGGATGATCCGGAGGGTACAAAGTATTGTTATAAGGCGGATATCCACAAGTTTTATCAATCAATAAAACAGGAATTCGTTCTTTATGCTTTATCGCGTATCTTTAAGGATAAGAGGCTCCTTAATACAATGGCTCGAATTATTCATGTCCTGGATAACGGGCTTTCTATTGGTATGAGGCCAAGCCAGGATTTAGGAAACCTCCTGTTAAGTGTTTTTCTGGATCACTTTTTAAAAGACAAATACGGTGTAAAGTACTATTCCCGGTACTGTGACGACATTGTCATTTTAGGGCGAACAAAAGAAGAACTTGCTGAAATAGCCGAAAAAGTTCATTTCCATATTGAAAGTATCGGACTTGAAATAAAAAATAATGAACGAATTTTCGACGTTGAAGAATGCGGCATTGACTATTTAGGGTATGTAATACGGCATGACTACGTATTACTACGCAAGCGTATAAAAAAACGTTTCGCACAAAAAATCAAAACGATCAGAAGTAAACGCCGTCGCCAGGAATTGATCGCTGCATTTTATGGTTACGCTAAACATGCTAATTGCAATAATTTATTTTATAAACTAACAGGTACAAGAATGAGAGATTTCAGTGATTTGAATGTGAAGTGGAAACCCGAGGACGGGAAACAATGGTGGACATGTGAAGTAGTACGTATAGCGGATATAACAAATGTGCCTATTATTGTATGCAATTTTGAAACTAATGTTAAAACGGAACAGGGAAATGACCGTTATTTGGTTTTGATTGAAATAGACGGAGTCGAAAAAAAGTTTTTCACCAACTCTAAGCAGATGAAGTCTATTTTAGATCAAATAAAAGAAATTCCGGATGGCCTACCTTTCCGAACAACTATTAAACGTAGAAACGTTGGAAAGATTATCGTATATGAATTCACTTAAAAACATTTAGTATGAAAGTACATGGAACAGCCGGGGTTAAATTGATCGAATGTATCAATCCCGCAAAAGATAAATGGCGCGTCCGCTGGAATGTTCAGCCCGACCAGGCTGAAGGTTGCGAAGGAGGCGTAACATACGAGGAAGCCGAATTTTCTCGTAAGCCTTCGATTGACGAAATAAAAAAGGTTGTGATTGATTGGATAAATAACAGGGTTGACGATGATATCCTACGTGGTTTTACCTGGAATGATATACCCGTTTGGCTGAGTATGCAAAATCAGTTTAATTATAAAGCCGCCTATGATTTAGCCGTACAGACTTCGGGGAGCAGTCTACCCGTTACGTTCAAATTTGGAACTGAAGCTGAACCAGTATATCATACCTTTACTGAATTATCCGATATTACAGACTTTTATGTGAAAGCTGTCGCTTACACAGAGAAAGTTTTAAATGACGGATGGGTAGAAAAAGACTCTTATGATTTTACGCCGTATGAATAGATAATACCTTTGGGGGTAGGGAAAAGCCCCCGGCCTGTTAGTTAGTAATACCACTCACACACTAACAAAAAATGCGCCATCACGCACAGCCGAGGGCTATAAGCCTTCCACCGCGCGATGACGCATTTTTGTTTTCGTATGAGTGGTAGTGCAAAGATAGGGCTATTTGCCAATTTTCAAAAATAAAATTCGGACATAATGAAGATATATGAACTATTAGACTTTAACAAAGAACTTTTGAAAAGGCTTTGTTTTGCCGGCATAAAGCCGGAAGACTATAAATATGCTGACCTGTTCGCCGAATACGAGCGTTTGAACCGGGAAGGTGAAAAGAAAACCTATATCGTTGCGACACTGGCTGAAAAATATGGGATCAGCGAACGGAAGGTTTATTCAGTAATCAACCATTTAAGCCAGGAACTTGATTACTGCAAAAGTCGTGCAGTGGGATAAAGCCCGGAAATTATGCAGTTTACACCAGACTGATGACCTTTGCCCCGTAATCAATAAAAAACGAATATGGGAAATTTTACCTACAAAGAACAGTACGGCGTAATTGTAATATGCCAAAGTGAAGAAGATCAGCAAGCCACTTATGAATGGCTGCGTAAAAACGGGTTAAACGTAAAGGTAGTAACGGTATGAAAATCGAAATTAAGCATCGCTGTAACGATTTCGATAGTTATCGTTCGGCCAGGGTTAAAAGCCTGTTTAACGCTGAAAATGCCTACAACTGGGAAAAGGTTGTGGACTTGCCTATCGAGGGGAAAGACTGGAAGATCGGCCTGGTGGTCGGTGCGTCCGGAAGCGGTAAGACCAGTATCGGGAACCGTATCTTTTCGGAACCTATTCACGACCTTTATGCCGGGTGGGACAACAGTAAACCGATTGTGGACTGTATAGCTCCGAATGGCGACTTCAACACTGTAACCGGCGCCCTTTCCGCCGTTGGCTTGGGTGACGTTCCGGCCTGGCTTCGTCCTTTCAACGTGTTATCAAACGGCGAAAAGTTCCGTGCCGGCCTGGCTCGCCTGGTATGTGAGCGCCCTGAACGTGTCGTTATCGACGAATTTACGTCTGTCATTGACCGGCAGATCGCAAAAGTGGGGGCAGCCGCTTTCGCTAAAACATGGCGCAAAGGTTCCGGCCAGGTTGTGCTTTTATCCTGTCACTTTGATATTATAGACTGGCTACAACCCGACTGGGTGTACAATACGGACGAGGCACGCTTTTACGAGCGTGACTGTTTTCGGCAAAGACCGGAACTCACCCTTCAAATATATAAAGTCCGGGGAACTGTATTCCCACGACTCTTTAAGCGCCATTATTATTTAGATTTGCCACTTCCGGTGGCCGCCGAATACTTTGTCGGTATTATTGACGGCGAACCGGTTTGCCATGTGGCGGTGGCGCCGCTGTTTACTGCCAACGCTTACCGGGCTACCCGCCTGGTAGTAATGCCCGAATGGCAAGGTATCGGTGTCGGTACTAAGTTCCTGGCCGCCGTATGTGAATACCATTTGCAAGGTAATGGCCGGTGCGGGTACAAGTTCCATACGTTCTTTCATACATCGCACCCGCAACTTTGTGGGGCGCTTCGGCATTCCAAAAGATGGGAACAAACGGCGGCCAGCCTTTACGGAGCAAATAAAAAGCGTTCGGCCAGTTCCATGAAGCGTTCACGAGAAAGAAAAGGAATAACCAACCGGAGTAATACCGGCTACGGCGGTCATTTTAGAGCCGTACAGGCTTTTAAATACATAGGAGGGTAAA